CCATCGCCTGTTTTTCGGTCCATCTTTGGCCGCTGAACTCGCACATTACCATGAGATCCCTTCCAAAGGGGGTATGTCGAATGTTCGCGGCGGTTTTCACCGTTTGTACAAAGACTTGTATGACGGTAGTGATAATTTTGCAGATATTGATAAGTCAGGGTGGGATATGCATACAGCTTGGTGGACAGTTCTCATGGAACGAGACGTTCGCTGGTCACTTTGCTTGAACCCCAATCCAGTTTTTAAACATTGTTTTGACGCGTGTTATGAGTCGCTTTTGATCAGCAATATCATCTTTAGTGATGGAACGTTGCTTGAGCAGGTAGAGCCTGGGATAGTCCGATCCGGCTCAATGATTACCTTGAGTGGCAATTCGCGCATGCAAGTTTTGTTGAAAATTCTCTATTTACAGGAGAAGCACGGTGGTTTTGTTCTCGGACGAGACAAGATAGCCGCTATTGGAGATGACACGCTTGAGAGAATGCCTAAGGAATTTTGTGGTGATTTTCAGAAATGGCTTGAGCAGCATGGGTACAAGTGCAAGGAAATTGCGCATGGACCTCTCGCGGAACGTGAATTTTGTTCACACAGATTCAAGTTTGTTCGCGGTGCTTATGTGCCTATTCCCACAAATTGGCGTAAACACGCCATGTCCCTCTGTTATAAGGAGAAATCTAAGACTGAGTTTTTCGCTGACCAGCTCTTTTCTCTCATGTTGGAATACTGCTTTGAAGACGCTAGGTTTGAACAACTCCGAGACGCGGTTGTACCATTGCAGCCGCGATATGCCCTTGCACAGAGGCATTTTCAAGATTTTGTCTTGGGTTATGAATCATCCTCATGCGCCGTGATCGCCGACATTTTGGCACAGGTTCGAAAGAAACTTGTCGGTATTGAAGAAAATCCTGGTCCTGACCATCCCTTGAATTTTATTGCTGTTGGTGTTGTTGGAGCGATTGTTTTGGTGACTTTGCCATTGGCCTTGCTGTTTCTTTCAGCTCGCTGGTGGACGATCACAGCGCTCTTGATGCTGGCGATATCGGGGGTTAGGGCTGATCATGAAGCACGTGTTTCCGTGCAAATCGAGTTTGGAGACTTCGGTCTATACACGCAGTTTGTTGAATACCTTGAAACCAACGAGACGGATATTCTGTTTCATAAAGATTCTGGTTACTCAGCGCCGCCAAAAGTACTTGAACCTTTTCTTCGACCACTTGCAAAAGCGTTCGATTCTGGATCAAAAGTTTTAGGCAGTTTTATTCCACGTGATATTAGTTCAATTTTTGTCCCTTCACGTTTCAACGAACCAGAACGGGCAATACCGATGTCAAAACAAGAAAGGAAAGCCATCAAAAAGATTCTCGGCAAGTCTGGGGTCCGGAAGATGGAAAAGCAGAAAGAGAAACGTGCTGCACGTGCTGTTGTTGCTGCCTTGACTGGTGGCGCTCCACGTGCTGTGAAGAAGAAGATGAGGAATGGTGGTACTCGACTTGGCTTTCTCCAGGCAAACAAGTTCAACATGGATACGGCGCGCTTCGGTGGCCGCGACCTAGTTGGCAAGATCGTTTTGTCTGGTGTTGGCGGAGCGGGTGTGACTAGCGGCAAGGATGTTGCCGGCACCCTCCTATATTCAACACAAATTAGACCAAGCGTCTTCATTCCCAACGTTCGATTGGGGCGTTTGATGTCTCTCTTTCAGAAGTGGCGCCTTGTCAAAGCGCGTTTTACGTTCAAAAGCAGCATCCCTCCTGGGACGAATGCTGGCACAATGCTTTTTGTGCATGAACCTGATGCAAACGAGGTTCTTCCTATGCAATTCAATGCGCCAACGGCTGGCACTTTGAGCAACTACGATTCACATTCGTGGAAAGCTCTTGTGCCGATGGCAAAACCATTGCAGGATTTCAAAGGCGAACATAATGACCACCTGGAACTCGCTGTTTCAAAAGCGATTGGGCCAGGGGGTGGTTGGTTCGTTGTTGACCCACAGAACCTTGCCACAAATCTTGAAAATTCGATGGGCCAGTTTTTGATCCTTGTCCAGGATGCTCATAACATTCTTGGCGCGAATGCTGGCCTTCCGCAAAATGAGTATGAAATTGGCTCCTTATTTTTTGAGTATGATATTGAGGTCCAAACGGCGTCAGATAACTCGAATTTGGCAGGGGGTTACACAGTCTTTGGTGGTTCCGGTACAACGGGCACAGCCTATATGAACTCATTACGCGGCACTGCGACTACTTTCACTACGCAGGCGATGTTGCCACTTACAGTTGCTAACTTCCCTGGCGTGACTCTTTTTCCTCTGATGAATGGTGTGCAAATGAGTGCGCTCTGGACGGGCTCACTCCTTTATTTTGGCTTTCCTGAGTCAGGGGTTTTTCTTTTAATCTTTCAGGTGACGACTTTTACAGCGGCAGATTTCGGAACCAGTCAGAGCGGGCCAAATGCGATAACACACGCATCGGTCACTGGCTCAACTGGCTCTGTGCTGCACTCGCACATCACGCAATCGACTACGTTGTCGGCAGCTGGTGGAACGGTTGGTCCTGTGGTTGTTGCTGTCCTTGATGTTGAGGACCCAGAGCTTGATTTCTTCAGTGTTGGTGCTTGGACAGTTGGAACTGGAGGCAGTTCTACCGTCAGTGGTGCCTCTCTTGCTGAGGAGTTTCGGGTTGTGGCGCTTCCACCGGAAGCCACTAATCTGATGCGGAAGCAAAAGAAGAAAATTGAGGAGGAAGCAAAAACAGTTGAAGACATGAAACCAAAGCTTGAGAAGATGTTTGAGGAATGGGTAGCGAAGGTTTCCGGTGAACGGAAAACGCAGCGAGTTGAAACTGGATCTGAGATGTCCTCTTTGTCCAGCTCAACGCTTTTGCAAACCCTTGAAGAACGTCTGGAAGCGAAGAAGAAAGCGACCGATTCCGATGTGGTGGCAACCGCAGCGACCGAGCGCTGGTTTGTTCCTCGCAGTTCCTCGAAGAAGGGATGATTGTCAAAACACACGCACTTGCACTTTTGCGTATAATTAGAAAGCTTTTTGGTTGGTGAAATCAAACGTGTTTTATGCTAAACTCGAAAATAAAACAAACATTACAAATTGTCATGCAAACAAAAATTGTAAAACGAAACAAAGAAAACAAAAATGCGCCTGTCCTTTGGGTTTTACCCGGAGAAATGCAGGGATTGTTGAATTATTGTGTTTTGAGTGTGCCCACTTGTATTCTGTGTACAGGTGGTTTTTGGCCGCGTATCGCTTAATGGTAGTGGGACGAATCCCATCATTGGTACGTATACAGGCAGGGAACGGATAGAGGGTGCATTGTTGTTAGTTGGTCTGGATGGGATTATTGAGTTTCCCCCCGGATAGGCTTGTGTTGGTTGGGTGGTCTGGATGGACTATTGAGTGCCGCCGGATAAGATGAAATCTTGAGCGCCTAGTTCAAGTTCTCCACTCTCCACTTTAGTTGAAATCTTGGGACGCCTAGTCCTCAAGTTTAACACCACTTGCGACAAACCTCTT